AGTCCGTTGTGAGAAAAAAACAACTAGCCGATATCCTGTGGCATACAGACGGCTCGATAGAAATAGCAATTAGACCAGAGTAAAATGAACAGATCCCAAAGGAATGCGAAAGCAAAAGCAAAAGGTTTACGTAAAGCTAGGCGTAAAAAGAAAACAGATAAGCTTAAAAATACAGAAAAGAAAACTACTTTTTACAGTAATGAGGAGCTAAATGTAGCAGGTTGTCGTGGTCTGAATCTATCGCCTAGTACTAAATATATGATCAATCCATTTATTAAATTCAACCGATTCTCAAGAAAATGATATACACAATTTTAATCATAGGAGTGTATGTTGGTATCGTTCTCATCTGTCTGCGACTGTTACAGAAGTTGCATGAACAGGCAGATGAGATACGTACACACAACGAACGTATCATAGAATACAAAAGAAGAATCAATTCACTATCAGAAAGAATGGAGGAACTAAACGATGCCGAGCGATCACGTATCAAATGAACCTTACCATGAATGGTTGAGGGATGTTATTAGTAGCAAACCAAAGCTGTTCACGCATGACTTCAACATCTCATTCTCCGTTGATTCCCTGCACCTTGATCCTTGGCTCATTGACGATGAAGTATTAGTGGCTTACCTATTCAAAAGGATCAAGGAAGCTAGAGAGGCAGGGTGTTTTAAGGAAGCATTAGAACACACAGAGACAGTAGAACCCGAAGTAGATATAAGTTTATGAACACGATATATAAAGTAACAACTACAGAACTAGATGGGTGTGAATACCCAACAGCAGGTACACAAACCAAATGGTTTAAAAACAAAGCAGACGCAACTCGTCACGCAAAAAAGTTTAATATGAATTATAATAAACTAAAGAAACAAGAACGTAAGTTCCATTCAACCACAGAAAGCTTTGGGGTAGAGGCTCCAGAACTTCTTAGATCTTTACGCCAAAAGTTCCTTGATGAATATAGGTGTTTGCCTGATAGTGAAGCTACGCTTGAAGCCCATCACTATTTAAGTACACAAGAATCTGTAGTAAAGCTTTTAAACAAATTCACATCATGACAATACTAGCAGGAATAGTTATCTGGTTTGCGTTGATCTATCTTGTACTAAAGTTCTTCGCTGTCTCCTCTGAGATAAATAAAGATTAATAGAATTGGGTATTGCGTCGGAGCTTGGTACTCTGGTTATTTTCATACACCCGTCAGGTAAACGCATAAAACCTGACACTAATTTTAACCATGAACCCTGACTCCTGTACTCTGGACTAGGAATAAAGCTAGAGGAGAACTCTAGATGAGGCGTTATTTTTTGCATAGTTGTTCAATGCGTCTTTGATGAACACCTAGTTCAGACTACAGGGGTCAGGGTATTTTCTGTCTTGCTTTTATATCATTTTAGAAATATTGTTAAAGACCATGAACATTTTGAGAATATACTTTGAAGAGTTTGAAATCCTTATGTCCATGCAAACAAAGAACCACAGAGTAATGCCAGAGACATTTAAAGTTTATCCTGTATTTAGGGATGAGACTGGAGCTAACCCTAAAGTTGGGGAGGAAATCTTTATGCCTTTGGGAGCTGCCAAGGCAATTCTGCCGAAGCAATATTTCCATGAGTGTTAAACGCTACATACAAACGGATGCAGATAGTAGATATGATTGGATTGCGATGTTGGAGAAACAAAACTCATACGAGATTGTTGCAAGCATCAAAGATTCAAGAGTCCTTCTGTATAGAAACAAAGACGAACAAAAGAGCATAGATACTTTCAAGTATCTCGCCCATAAGCATGGGGCGTTATCAGCTACTATTCCTTTCAGAAGTTTTGCGATGGCTTAATCTTCTCTGTTGTGATAGTAGAATCTAGGTAAGTTTTTAAAGTAAGCATCAAGCAAGCGTTCCCTTCTGAGGAACTCTTTGTTCTCGGTAAGTCTGTACTTATCTCTTAGTTTCTTTTTCAAACCTTTGTGAGTTTCTCTTGGGGTTTCTGTTTTGCCCTGTAATAAAAACCCATATCTTCTTTTTCCAAACTGTGATCCATATACTATTTTTTTAACATCTTGATCTGATAGTCCACCAAGAGTCGCTAAGTTTTTGAGTGTATGGGCTACCTCTTTATCTAGCCTGACCCTATGATCTATCTCATCGATCACGAGAGCTTTCATTTCAGCATCAGTGATTGGGTTATCGCTCAGAACTTTGTTTTTCCTTAACGATATGTTCTGTGTTTCTCTTCTTACATCAAATAGATATCTCCTCATGTTGTTTGAGATATCTACTGTGTATGGTTTAGCAGGATAAAATTCTTTTGCTATACGCTCAAAGATTTCTTCGACAGGGTTTGTGCCGATCATCTTAGCGACTTCCCGACCAGCTTTTATTGTCCTTGGTTCCAAAGCTTCTTTAAGTAGGAATGAAGCCCCTTTGATAAATACATCTTCAGCTTCGTCTCTCTCCTCCCATATCTTTTTATTTGTTTGAGGATCTCTGTTTGCTTTTAAACTTAACAATCCCCCTGCAAAGATTTGGTCATCTAAGTATTCGTTAAATATCAAACCTTCTATAAAACTCATTGCCATAGATGCTGGGCTTTCCCCTCTGAATCCTTTCTCAACTGAACGTAGTACAGGATCAGCTAACATAGCGTATGGGTTTACGTATGTTAGATCCAAAGTTTTTAACTCACCATCTTCTCTGTACATTATGAAAGTATGCCCCCTCAAGTACTCGACTAAAGTTCTTCTAAGGGCAGCTTCTTCTTCATCATCTACATCAGTTATCATACGAGCTATCAACGGACCAACTGCGGATAGACCAACTGTTGTTCCGAGGAAACCTGAAAGCCTCAAAGCACCCCTCCTTTTTATAGTGGGGCTTTGATCCTTCATCTCTTCTACAGCGAGGCGTATTGTATTTATAGATATCCTGACTATCTCTCCCTTGAATCGAATGAACGGAGCGAACATAACTCCAAGAGAGGACTTAGTCCATCCTCTTACTAAAGGTGAAGATCTACTATATGATTGAGCAGTCCTTAAAACTTTATCAGCAGCTTCCCTTTTGATTTCATAATCTGTCATTGTAGCATACTTACCTTCGCCTCTCTCCTTTGCTTTATTTAAAACAGACAATTCATTTTCGTAGTAAGATATCTTGTAGAAAGTATCAACAACAGCAGATAGTTCTTTAAGAGAAGTATATAGTTTGTTAAGTGGTGATCCTATTTTCTTTAGGTCACTTTCTTTTGTATTCTCATCAGTTAATTCATCTATCTGTTTTGTTTTCCTGTATACCTCATCCATCAATTCGTTTGGAGTAGTCTCTCCTCTGAATATTTCATCAAGCATTTTAGGTCTTATCTCGTCACCAATAATATCTAAAGCATCTAGTTCAGCATAATACTCATCCAATTTAATTTGGCTGGCTTTGAACCTTTCACCTGAGTATATACCTCTATGACGTAAGATTTCTTTACCCATATTCTTTGTGTACCTTATAGGTGCTATCATTCCTTGAGACAAACCAAAGTAAAGTACGTTACCAAAAATGTTTCTTAGATAGAATCCTATAGAACCTAAAGTCTTAGTTGCCATTGAAAGACCTGTCAGATTAAAAGCCATCCTATTTAATTGAGTGGCGACAATCTCAGATTCATTTAAAGCTACCTTAGTACTGTCACCTAAAAGTTTTAAAGCTTCATTCAGATCTCTAGTGGCATAGTACTTCTTACCTGTAGTCACGTTTACCCAAGGGTCGAAGCGAGCATCCCCGTCTGCAAAGATTTGTTCCCAGCGGTTTACCTGCTGCCCATTGACGATTACAAACTTCTCGTCATCTGGTAGGTTTAGAAGAACATCCTCTTCAATTATCCATCCATTCTTTTCTTTCAAGCCAAAGTCTAATACGTTTTTTAAGTAGGCTTGGTGAGATGCCATAATACCAACGTGCATATATGTACGCATGATTGCATCATAACCAGTGGCATCACCTTCTTCACCCATCAAAGCCCTCAACTGTTGTGGGATATCTTTCCTTTGTAACAGACGCTCTTTTAATATATGTGCAAAGCCCATACGCCTAGCAAGATCTTCCCCTTCTACTAGTTTCAATCCTCTGTTCTTTGTAAACAAGTTATCCTTGTTTGAGAAAGAGTTTAAGAAAGAAGCCATCATATTGTGTATGAGTGGTGGTTGATCAGAAGGAGACTTAGTTCGGTCTGCTACCAATTCTTTTTCAGCTATTTTTCTTGCGTCTTCTATTCTAGTAACAAGATTACCTTCAGCATCTGTTTCTTTATTTAAAATAATTTGCGTAGCTCTGTGGGTTTTATATTCTTCCGCAAAGAATGCAGCAGCTTCATTACGTACTTCAGTGTACTTACTATCGTACATTACTTGATCAGCAAAACCTGCATCTGAAAATAACTTATATGATCTTGTCAGATACACTTCTAGATTTGCATCAATGGTAGCATTTAATTGTTTTTTAATTTCTGGATCGTTAGGGAATAACTCCCCTATCTTTTTAGAGAACTCATCTGTCTTCCCACGAAGAGCAAGTAGATGCCTAACTATTTCAGATTTAGGGTTTCCGTTTTCATCATAACCACCGAGTTGTTCGATAGCATATTCTCTTCTCTGTTCAAGCAAGGCTCTTTTATTTTGATAAGCCCTATTAAAAGCTGTAGATTTCTGACTATCTAAATCCTTAATATCCTCTGTTAATCTTTTTATATTAGCCTGTAGCTCTTTGTTGTCTGGTTCTTGAACCCTCTGCTCATTAAGAGCTGCCAAGACTTGAGTCATTCTTTTCAATTTAGTATCGAAAAATTTATTAAGGAAGTCAGTAGTCTTTGGATCAAGTCTTAAAACTTCAGCGTCTCCTGTTATACTTCTAAATAAATCTACAGGAGCATCCCCATCTGGATATAACTTAGCAACTAGTTTGTCTAGTCTATCTTTGTAATTTTGTATTTCATTAAATACAGCATTACGAAGAGCGACTGATTGCTGGTGTAGCCTTTGCAATCTTGGGTCTGGTGACCCGACTAACGCATTCATCCAAGACATTATGCCTTTGTAAGCACCACGATACTTACCTGTTTTCATAACAGGTATTGTTAACATACCTGTTAGGTTACCATGCTTGAATATTCTATTTGTACTAACTTCTGTTGTAGTATTACCCTCTGTCTGAGATTCGGTGACTTCAATTATAGTACCAACTTCTGGGGCTATATCAGCATCTGCTTCTGAAGTTTCGGTGTGTCCTGTAAAAGCTTTCACTACCCTTAAAGGATTGTCTGGATCAAACATAGGTATAGGCTCTACTTGATAACCAGCTTTCATATCGTTGTAAGCTTGGACAACCCTGTTAACTGCCATTGACATATAAGGGTTTTCTGAATCTCTTCTCAGAGCAAAAGTTATTCTGTTTACAAATCCTTTTAAGTATCTAAGAATTGCTGCAAAGATATTAGGGTTCTCTAAATAGAATGCTCTGTCTTGCTCTGTAGTAAATCCTTTTAAGGCACGTTGTGCGTACATACGCAATGCCTCTTTACCCAATGTTCTTTGTTCATTAGCTACTACATCTGGATCTTCACTTGTGAGCCTTGCTCTTGCAGCTTGCTTATCTGCTTCCGTTAGGTAGTAGTTATCTATGACACGATTAACTTCTGACTGAGGCATCTCCCCATACAAAGCAGAGATCTCTTCTGTAGTGAAGTCAGCGAAAGTGGCTGCGTGTATTATCTCTTCTATCATTACAGAAGATGTTAATGCTTTTGCATTTCTATTTGATAAGCCATCAATTAAATTACCTAGTTCGCTAGGTTCTATCTGAACAAAACTTCCGCTCTCAGATGTAACAAAACTAAAAGGTTTTATTTCTTGTCCTGACTCTTGAGCTGCTTTCCTTTGTTCATCAGATACTAGTCTGACATCAACACCAAATAGCTGTCCTATTAAACTAAGATCTGCCAAGAGGTTTTGTAGTTTTAATAAGTCTTCCTGACTAATATCATCCAAGGATTCAAAAGCTTTTTCAGGTGACAAGCTTCTTATTTGGGATTCAGTAGTCTCATCATTAATATCGTTAAGTTTTAAACTTAACTCATGTTGATCTTTGGCAGCTTTTACAGCTTCTATTTCCGTTCTTAAACCTTCAGCAACACCCTGAGTATCCCCTTTCTTTAGCTCGTCATTAAACTCAACCTGACGATCAAGAGAATCTAATAGCTTATTGATGTCTTTGTATTTAACTTTTCTTGTGATGACATTACCATTCGACCAATCGGGTATATAACTATATGAAAGTTCTACATCTTTTTCTTGTTTTGTTTTAGGAACAAATTCACCTGTTTTCCCTACTCTTACATAACCATTATTTTCTACATAATCTGCAAGTGCTACTTCACCTTTACGAAGATAATTTCTATATCTTTTATTCGTGATATGTGATAACTCATCCATGATGATGGTAGCTCCTGCTTCCATCGCATCATCTATAAGTTTGTACTTACCATCCAATTCACCATCTTTTACTGGTATGATTGCATCTTTCCGTAGGCCATTAGACGCTACAAAGACAACATCAGAAGACTTGTAGTTACCTGTATTAGCACGCCCTCTAATCTCATACATTCTACGATAGTTATCGGTTGAAGAACCCACTGCACCATCACCAATAAACTGAGTAGCTTTCCTTGTTTTAACTTGTTCTTTAGGGACGTGATGTTTAGCACTTACATTAGAGAAGGTTACTATATCTTTTGTTGTAGCTCTCTGTAGTATTTTATTTTCATATATCTCTACTAAAGGACGAAGGCTCTGGGCTTCTTGTTCATTAGCTTGTGCTACAGCTATATCAGTTGGTGCATCAATATTATCTAATTCTTCAAGTCGAGCTTTAGCTTCAGGGAAACTTAATTTTTTTGTTATTCTTTCACTAAGACCAATTTCTGGTGAGAAAAAAGTGTACGAATAAGTTATAGGTTGTCCTATCTCTGGCTCAAATATAGATTGGTCATACTCATTTATAGCTTGTTGTAATCCTTCAATGTGTCCTAGCTTTTGTATCTTCTCTCTTGTTAAATCATTATCATTGTAGAAACCTCCATAGAACTCAAGAGTATGATCAATTTGTGCAACATCTTTACGTAGTTGTTCAAGCACCTTACTCGCTTCTTCTATTTGAATATTTTGAATATCAGAAGTTATTTCTTTAGTACCATCTACACTTGTATACGTATATTTATATCTTAGTGTACTATCTACAGGCTTAGAGGGGGTGGTTGTTTCTTGCTCTAAAGAAAAGTCTGAACCCCTTCCCCTAACTTCAGCGACTGCTTTTTCTAAAGAAGCAATACGTGCTTTAGAATCTTCTAAGTAATTTCTATCTATAAAAATATCAGAACCAAAGTTAGAACCTGAGTCATAAGCTTCTGTATCTGATGCAAGTTTTTCTTTTAACTCTTTAATTTTTGCATCAGCCTCATTTAACTTAACAGAATCTGTACTTTCTGTAGTGTTAGTCTCTGGATCGTTTTCTCCCCAAGTATATCTTATATTAATATTTAAAGGTTTAGAAGCTTCAGTTGTTTCTTGTTCTAAAGCAAACCCTCTTACTTCAACTACATAGTCTCTCAGTATTTGGGCATGGTTTAAATCACCCTCTTGGTGATACAAAAGTTTTTGTCCATCTAACTTACCTTGATTGATTTGATCAAGTACCCATTGCCTACGCTCTTGCTTAACCTGATTAATTTTATAACTTCCACCGCCCTTCAATTTTACCGTGAAATCAACACCCCTTAACCACATTCCGTAGAACCTTAAAGTCTCGCCTAAATTTCCTGTCTTTATGGTATCACGAGTTTTAGCTTGCGGAAGATCGCTAAATGGATTTCCAAAGTGTTGTTCACCTTCTTGCCTGAGTGTGTTAATGCCTTCTCCTTTTGCTGCTGCTGCTCTAACTGCTGCTGGCCCTTTTTTATAAACAACCTCTGGTGATTTTTGTTGGTTATCTGGCGTAGTATCTCCTACATACTTCAAGGTGTAGGGGTCACGTAGTTTTTTCTCAACTAAGATATCATGGATAGCTCTTGCTTGTGAGTTAACATTTATACCAAAGTTGTTCGCACTCGTAGGTTTTTGTGCAAACTTATCAGTAAGTATTTTACCTGAACTAGCTTCTCCAATGACTCCTAATTGTTCTTCATTATTATCAAAGTATATTTTCCATAACCCTTTATATACTTCGTAGTACCTAAATTTATCGCTCTCTGCTTTTTGACCTTTGCCTGTTCCTTTAGCAGCTTTGTAAAGATCTTCTATTGTTGCAATTCCTTTATTAGCTTTACCATCTTTTTGTAGGAATCCTAATTTTCTTGATATGGGTATGCCTAAACTTTTTAAAAGTTCTATCGCTTGTTTATATTTTATAGTTGCATTCTTAGGGGAGAATGTTTTACCAACAGAGGTTCCTGCTAATGAAACCTCAAAGGTATCTCCTTGTCCTTCAGGAACTTCTTTAGCATACCCCACTTGTTTTAAAACTGGTTTAGTTTTAAGTGGAATAGTTTCTAGATAGGCATCTATACTTTGTCTTATTGCCCTTATTTGGGACTCTAAAATCTCTACACTGTCATCTCTTACAGAAGGATCAAAATTCTTTATCTGTTCTTCTAATTCTTTTATACGACTGTTAGCATCAACTAGTCGGACAGAACGTGTTGAAAGCTCATTATCGTAGTTTCTATAGCTATATGTTATATATACATCACTAGCTCTGAGTGGTTCCTTTGTATCTTCTTTAGACTCTACCTTCTTTTCGTTCTTAACTGCGAATTCCTTTTTAAATCTATCATAGTTGCTCCTCGCCTCTTGGTCGTACGCAATGTTTTCAATTAAACCTCCCTCATCCACTTGTTCTGAGCGTTTATCTTTAATTAATTTATAAAACCCTTCTTCAAACACCATATTAGGTGGTATATAACCTGCGTCTAAAAACATTTCAGCCATCTGCTCTCCCGTCCAACCACTCAAACCGCCTTCAGTCCTCTGGGCTACTAAGAATTCTTTATCTGGATTAGCACGAGCTGTCTCATATAGCTTACTAATATTTTCAGTTATCTGTGTTTCCGATAATGATCTTTTAGCTGTTGGTGTTTTCTTAGTTGGGAGCGCATAAGAAGTACCCTCCGTCCCCTCCTGAAGTCCTTCAGCTTGTCCCTTTACATTCCACTTACCTTTTGTACCATCTTCCTGCTTATTATAATTACTGTCTGATCTAAGTTTCCTAAATTCATCTACACTTTTCCCCTTACCGAAAGTTGCAAACCCTGCTGCCCCCGCTCCGTGAAACCCTTGTAGGTTGGAACCAAATACAAACACTTGATTTTCGTCTAATGAGGTTATTTCACCCTTGTATGTTTTTGAACGGGGTTCAGTTGTTGGGTCATATTCCTGATAGCCATATTGTACATACCGCCCTCTCTTTTTAACTATTTCGTTATAGGCTTCTATAATTATAGCATCCGTATTTTGAGCAAGTACTTCATCTCTTGTTTCAGGATCGTAAGCTCCTTGATCCTCAAACCTATTTATAATCTTTTCAATTTCGGCTGCCATCGCACGTAGCTCTTCCTCCGTAAAATCCATTACACCTTGGTTATCCAATATGGGAGATTCTATTAGTTTCCTAAAACCTTGTTCACCACCGTATCGATCAAAGTCTGGATCTCCAAGCGTTAGTATTTCGTCCCCTTTGTCATATTCAGGCATCTTCCAGTTTAATTGTTCATCATCAGTTTCTGGTAAGCCTTCATTAATTTTACTAAGAGCAGACTTTATATGTTGCTTGTTTATTTCAGGAGGATCTTCCTCATACAGAGTAGGTATGCCTAAATGATACCCGATTGTTTCTCTTAGCTCCCTATAATTTATATCCAAAACCTCATCAAGTTCTCCTCTTATATCTCCTATCGATTCATTAAGCTCTTCCGATGCCTTTCTTAAAAGTGGACTATAAAAATAATTACTTACGACCTCTTCGGGAATCGCTTCATTAAACCAGTTAGATCCTTTAAAACCAAGATTTAAAAGAGGATACCATGTACCAGCTTTATTTTCATTACCTGACCTTCCTGATGCGAGATAAAAAGTAACTATGACTCCGTTTACCTTTTTGAAAACAATAGCCCGTCCAGTTAATTCAAATATAACTGATTGATTCGGACCAGAACCTTTAAACAAAAGAGAGTCTTCACTAACTTCATCAAAGCCATCTTCATTTCTAACAGCAGATAATATATCATTCATTTCCTCACCGCTTGGGAAATAAGTATCTTCTAGTATAGGCTCTCCTTCTGTATCAAACTTCTCTGTCGGGGTTTTAGCTTCGGCTTTTGGTATATTTAATTCATTAGCTTTTTGTTGAGCTTCCTCTTCAAGTTCCAACCCATAGTTTTCAGCAATGCTCTGCTTATCAAGGTTATCCATGTCCTCTATGAGCTGTTCATTTTGGGCATCTAAATCTGCTCCTTCTGGAGCTGTTGGCATATCAGCAGTATCTTTACGTTTCTGTAAAGAACCCCAATCAATACCAAGAGCTTTTGCTGCTTCTATGTTAGCTTCCTTTTCATAATCAATAGCTATTTCATTAGTCAGATCAGGGTTATCATTTTCATCTTTTGGATAATTTACATTATGCCCTAATTTGATATGAGCTTTCTCATGTTCTTTGATAAACTCAATATATCTTTCAACAGAACCTAAAGCTTCTTTGAATTTTGCTAAGTCAACCTCTTCAAAAACTTTTTTCTTTTGTTCCGAAGTAGGACTATCTATCTTTCCAGATAAATAAGGGAGGGGTTCTTTCGCATTAAAATCATTTGCTATATTGGTTGTATATAAAACAATTTCCGCTTCTGCTTCTGTCGTAGGCTCCCCATCAATAGACTCAGTAGTTTTAGTTGATACTGCTGGAGTACTTCCTAACTTTCCTGAAGTATCTTTAGTGTTCTCAGTTATTTTTATTTTTGTATCTTCTGCTGCTTTTTTTCTTCTAGCTATTTCTTCAGTCGCAGCTATAGCTTGACCTATAAAAGTTTCATACTCAGTTCCCGTAACTTTAGAAGCAGGAGTTCTCAACTGCGCTAATGTTATCTCCTCCATGACCTTCGCAGTTAAGGGAGAATTATTATCTTTTAAAAATTTTATGAGCTGTTGTTCTTCGTCTTGGCGTACCATTTCCAACTGACCTTTTGAAAAAGCCCCTTGTTTTTCTGCAATAGAACGTACACCAGCAGCACCTTGTCCGATGATACCACCAACTAAACCTGCGTACATAGCACCAGTTACCCTATCAATCATAGGGGTATCTTCATTTAGAGCAGCGTCTACAATGAATGAATTTACAAACTCATCTACACCTTCCTCGAAAAATTCTTGTGTACCACTTTGAAGGAATCTCCTATACAAACCAGTAAATCTTTGGGGTACAACTTCCTTAATCCTTTTTGATAAGTACTCCCTCATTAAGTTTCCATATTGAGACTGAGCAATCTTAGTTCTCAGCATCCTTTCCAAAAGGGACTTATGTTGCTTGGCAGTAATACCTCTAAGGAAAACATCTTCAAAACCACCTGCCCCTACACTACTGAAACCTGCTGTAATAAGACCTGTTGCAGTTCCTGCCATCATCGCTGCTCCAAAAGCGGCATCATGTTTTTCCTCATGTGTACCTTCCAAATTGCCATACACTGTAGCATAAGTAGCACCAGCCGACCTATTAGCAGCCGTTACAAATAGAGCAGATGTCTGAACACCACTTACTAAATAAGAAGATGCTTGTCTTTTAATAGTCTCTTTACCTTTCTTCTTTGTAACAGTTCTAGTTAGTGATCTATTGAAACCATCAATAGCTTTTTGTACGTCGGCTGCATTACTACCCTTTGTAAAAATACCAGCGTCGGTAAGTCTCTTAGCTGCTTGCTCCGTAGTTTCTCCAAACCTTTTCTTTAATACACTACCAGTTACGGTTTTAATAGCTCCTTTGGCTGTTAAGTTTACACCCTGTTTACCTGTTATATAAAGTGCGCCACCAAATCCAAATGTACCCGAACTAAGTAAAACAGTAGCTGTTATGTCAGTAACCATAGGTGCAATCGCAGTAGATACATCCATACCTAAACCAAACTTGTCGCCAAATATTTCAGCTACAGCTCTACGGTTTTGTCTGTCCTCGTCCTGTTCAACCAAAGCATCAATAGCAGCTTGGTTTTCAAACAAAGCAGGTATTACAAACGCTAGACCAGTGAACGAATCAGCAATAGAATCACCGATTGCACCTAAACGATTTTTAGCCCCACTATAATTTTTAGGGTCGGCTATAAATCTTTCTAGTATTTGACCATTAGATAAACCTTTTTGTTTACCATCTATCTTTGCAGTACCCCATTTCTTCTCCACTGTAGAATCTCTAAATAATTCATCGTATTGAGGGAACTGTCTTGTGAAAAAATCTTTTCTGTAGTTTCTTAAAGAAGTCTTTTGATTTGTATTTAAATCCGTACGGAGTTCCAAAGCTGCATCAAACTTACCTCTATCAAAAATCAACTCTGAGTGTGCTATGACTGCACCATTCTTTGTTACTTTGATGTTCTCTCCTAACTTGTTTACATCACTTATAAAATCTACTTCCCCTTTTTGGTAGGCTTCAAAAGAAGCTACCTGCTCCAGAGCATCCATGATATCTGAATCCTGAAACCTGTTCCTTGAAACATTCTCCCCTATATCCCTGCTGCTTGAATAACCTTTAGCTAACAGAGTTCGGGCTTTAGTAATCAGGGCAGAGGGATCAGTTTCTTCTTTGTTATTGATGAAGTAATCTTTAGCATCTTTAAGTACTTCATTATAGAGTTCCTTATCTTCCGCTTGGGAAGCAGCAGAAAACTCTGATCTTACTTGATTATCTCTTATTGCTTTAAAAGAATTAACACCAGAGTAAATGTCTTTCATACCCCTAGCTACTTGCCACATATCACTATGTCGTATAGCTCCTCTACTCAAAGCACTAGCAACTGCTTTCTTACTATCTAAAATATTTGAATCACCTATAAGTTCATAACTTATAGATCCGTCTGCACCTTTTCTTCTTAATGAAGCAAGACTTAGTCTACCATGTTCAACTAAGTGTTGTTTCGCTTCATTAACTTCTGCTGAGAAGTCTTCTCTTTTAGCTCCATTTTCTAATGCGTTGTAATAATTATCTTTTGCTTCTTGTCCAAAGGCTTCAAACAAAAGGTTAGCATCAGTATCTACAGTTCCAGAATCTAATGCTGGTCTATACTCTGGATCTATCTGAGCTATCTCATTATTAATAAGTCCACTAATAGCTGCTTCAGCATCACTATCTAAAGCCCCACGTTCAAATTCAAACTCTCTTAGATAATTACCATAACCAATAAGCTTATCCTTATCGTCGGTTATGTTAGATCCAATAGAGTCCCCCCATTTATAAAAAGGTAAGGGATTAGTATATGCGTCATCACCTGACGAATCAGTTATAAGTTCTCCTGTCACAGCAGTTCGGGTTATGTTATATAGGTTATTCTGTTGGTCTTCTCATATAAGAGCCATATTGAGCTTGTTTTTGAGCTACTCTATCTACCGCAGCTCCTTCTAATTTTAATTTAGCGGAGGCAGCCGATATTAAATTTAATAATTGTTGATAAGTTTTTACGTCTTCTAGTTTACGGATATCATCACCGAGAAGATTTGCGAAGTCCTCATCTGTAATACCTGTCTTAACTATAAGTTGAATCAACTCAGTTAAATCTTCATCATCTACTGTTTCAAATTCGTCTACAGTTCTTAATAAACTAGCTGCTCTTGATGCAAATTCTTCCAAAGCTTCTAGCTGTTTATCACTTGTTATTCCTTGTAACTCATTTGCTTTCTTAATTCTAAGTAAAGCAAGTTGCTTTTCTTGTATTTGAGTAGGGGCTTTTAAACGGCTTGTTATTTCATTAAAACTATTTGGGTCAGCTCCCCTTAAATCAGGTATAAGCGCAGCAAATTCTTTAGCTTTCTTTAGATCTTCTTTCGATTTCTTAGTAGCTTCAGCTAACGTAAGTGCAGTATTATAAACTCTTTTACCTCCCTTAGTTTTGTCGCCCCTTAAAGTATTGATGACATCTGTATTGCCAGCAGCAACAGCTTGAGCAATCATATTAGACTCTTGAGCTTGGCGCATGGTTTTCTTTTTCTGCCTTGCTTCAAGTTTGTCTCCAACATTCTTAAAGGCTGTATCGTACAAAGTTGCTACTAAAGGATTGCCAAGGGCTTCAGGATTTTGGAAAAGAGATTGTTGTAGGTTATTAAGTTTAATTTTATTATTATCACCAGAGGACATTATCTGCTCTATCCTTTGAGATACAGGGACTTGTAAAGCATCAGCAGCCTGTGTTAAACGAGCTTTCCTTTGGGCTTCCCTTAGTTGCAAGAAACTTTTTTGCTCTTGCATATTCTGTAAACTTTGCTGCCTAAATTCAGGAGTAAACTTATCAAGAATAGCTGCTTGTTTGAACTGAGGTAACCCACTTGCACTATCAAAAAATTCTTGTCTTAGTGGGGATACTATATCAGCAGGATTAAAATCCCCCTGTATAGCCATCTTCTGCCCTGCCATTATAGCACGTTGAGCTGCATCCTCAGTATCCCTTGTAGCCTGTGTTGACATCCCCCGCTTGGTTTCATACACAGCTTCTTTGGCAGCTTCCATTTGAATAGCTGCTTTAGCAGCCCCCTCAAATTTTTCAGACTTTCTACGTAATCTACTAGATAAAGGAGTTATCTGCCTAACCCCTTGTGCTGATCGTGTGATGTATGCCATACTACTGGTTAGCTTTTAATTTCTTTAGTCTCTTTTTAATCTGTTCCGCTGTCGGGTTTGTAGAAGGCATTCTCGAATCATCTGGTTCTACTCCTGTAGTAACATTACTACCTGAATAATTAGCACCACCCGTTGCCGTATCCCTGAGTCTAGCTGTATCAATAGCTTGTTGTTTTGCGTCTCCTCTTGCGTCCATAAACTCATTAGCTTGAATCCGTCTATCTCTCTGTTGCCTTTCTGTATCCTCTCGCATTAATCTATCTGTAGTACCCTCTGTAGCAGGAGTACGTTGCATACTTAAAAACGGCTGGTTTGTTGTTCCATATGAAGGTGTACTTGGTGTTGGTAATGCTGTACTCCTACCTATTGTACTTAATGAGCCTTCACTTAAATTTTTTGAAGGTATATTGGGTTTAGCTATTTCGTTTTGTATTTGCTTTAGGCTGGGTGCTTTACCAGTAAAGTTTATGGGAATATCAGCAGCATCAGCATCAGGATTTACTGCCAATCCTGTATCAAAAGGTCGTATCTGTTTTTCTTGAGCTTCAGTTGGACCACCACTCATTAAGTCTAGCACTTGTTGTTGTCTACTTGCCATACGTCCTTTTACAGCATCTCTCGCATCTAACTCAGCTAAGGAATCTGCTGGTTTACTAAAATCAAAAGTACCTGTAGCTCCTTTATAACCACTACCTAACGCTCTCCTACCTGCTTTTGTTGTTGATGTACCAATTATCTTACCTGATTTATCTCTGATAACCCTACCTAAAAGCTCTCCTGAACCTGATTTGATTTCATTCGCCTGTCTTTTTTCTTCAGCTAGTCTAGCTCTTTCAGTTTGTTGGGCTAATATCTCAGGTCTAAGCGTAGCGAATCTTTGCTCCCCTGTTCGCCTACGTTCTAAAGCTTCTTTACCCATAGCTTCTTTCGCTGCTTTATCTCTTGCCATCATGTCCTCTCTTGAACGTAGATAGCCTAACCCAGAACCTGAACCACCAGAAGTACCACCTCCGCTTGGTGTAGCAGTTGAGGCTTCTTTAGTCCCTCTAGTCCGTGGTAGCTTTAATTGAGATCTTATTATATTGGGAATAGCTGATGACATTTCTTTAGCCTTTTCATCATCTGCTTCAATCTGAGCCTTTCTTTCTTCTGCTGATTGTTTTCTAAAATCTCTACTCCCCCTTTTAGGTGTTTCATTCCTTACTTCCATTGTTTGCAAAGGAACTTCAATTTCCCCTGACCTTCTCCCATCTGGACCTACTGCACCTTGTGAGGTAGGTACTATAGGATTTCCTTCATTATCTACCCCCATTGGAGCCTCTCTCGGATCAACGTCCATAAATCCTTTAGAAGCTGGTGCGCTTTCAGGAGCTGGTGCGCTTTCAGGAGCTGGTGCGCTTTCAGGTTGTTTTTTACTTTCAACTGTGTCTTTTATAAACTTTTTTATTGGGGTGGGTGTGCCTGAACCTAGCTTAACTGATTCGTTTATATACGGAACATCATCACTATTTATTAAATCCAAATTAGATTCTTGTACATTTCTACCCTCAGATATTAACAATTCTCTTTCTGGGTTCGACCTTCCAAATGAATCATCTCCTATATAATCAGGAGCAAACCCTAAAGCTTTATGCAACTGCCCTTCTTTTTTACCTGAAAATTCCCTAGTTATTGCTTGTTTTAAATTATGCCTATAATTTGCTAATTTAGTAGCATACTTATCCCCGTGATCATTATAGAAAGTACTACTAACTTTATTGATCAAATCTGAAGATCCTATTTGTCTTAGTTGTTTAGTAAGCAACGCAGTAAGATTTTCTTGTGTACTTCCTATAACTCCCGTAGTATCTCCAAGTTTAGAACCTTTACTTGGACTAGAAAAAGCCCGATGAAATTTGTCTGAAAATTCTTTAGCGAGTTTAGCTTTATCTTTAGCGGAAAGCTTATCGTAGTCTACAGTAGCCATATCCTATAAATTTACAGCTATTTCAGACAAAGGCAACCGCTCAAATCTAAGCAAGAGGTTGGTTTGTTAGCACATTTGTAAGCTGTTTCATAGACCTCCTGCGCCTTGATCCCTGTACCTTGTCTCCTAAATCAAGAGGCTCTACAGCTACAAGACCATGACGTTGTCTTGCGACATCAATACAGATAAAGGCAGCATCAGCTAAGTCAGGGGATTTTCCTAACCGATTCTTATAATCTGGCTTGGATTCAAGCTTCATTCTAAGGGTAGAACCTTTGACCATATCGTACTTACGACCTACAACTTCTTGAGCTAACTCATTAGTAATACCAAATAACTGTTTAGTTCTACAGAATTCCTTACCCACAAACCAAAGTTCAGTAACTCGATTGACATAAAGCTCATTACCTATCAGTTTACTATTAGTACTGACTCGCTTGTCAGATGCTTTTCCACCGAATGAAACACGAAGAATATCATCACCAAACTCAGCAGCAAGAATGTCAGCCAAAGGGCTACCAGCACCTGTGGAGTCGATTCCTAAATTGGCTGGGATTATCTTCCTCTTCTTGCACTCGTCCTTTATCTGCTGAACAATCTGGTAAGATCGGGGGACGGCTTTGTTGGTGGCATCGTCAGTAAGAGATATCGCTTCACCTAGCTGGCAAACAAATTGACCAGACTTATCATACCCAACATGACCAGTATAAAGTATTGTTCGGTCACCACCATTAGTAAAAGCAGGGTCACAGCCAGCAATAGGTGTGGGGGTTCCCTCCCATTCTATATTACCCATAGCTCCTGACTTAACTAACTCAGCGTCTGTGTAAACTCCATCGGTTTCGTCAGAGTCAAAAAATACTGCACGTACCATTCGATAGTAACCTCTACTCTCTTGACCCAGCAGTGCTTTGTCTTCTTCTATCTTTTCTTCTGTAGGTAACCAAGGGTAGACTGTTTCACCAGCAATTATGTTAGGAGATCTTTCTCCATCATATCTTTTGTAAAGACCACCCCATTTTGTTTTCCAAGTTTCGTCTATGTTAGGATCAATAGAATCCCAGCCTTGTGCTGGTTCACTCCACTCACCGAAAGCATCCCAACGAGAAGCAGGGTTTGATAAACCAACCAAACTAAATGATGGGTTCTTTGATAAGTTAGATAGACCTGCTTGTAGTATTGCTGTTGATAGTTCTGAAAGCTCGTCTGCAATCAAGATAACATTCTTTTGTTTGATACCGATAAACTTACCGACAGCTTCCCTAGTCTTACTACGTTCTGCTGCAATCAAACTCAAACCCGCTTTCTCTATCAGAGTTCCATTCTCATTTACGTAAGCGACGTTACCAATAGAATCTCTTATCTTAAATGGTGCGCCTTCTAACACTGTTAGTAAACTGATGACAGAACCCCATATTCTTTTTCTCGCCTCACGTAACGTAGTCGATGTTAGTAGAACAAGAGTATCTCTTGGTGCAGCTAACCAGTTCAGGATTCCCCATGCAGCCATAGTGTGTGACTTACCAGATGACGCAGCACCACCAATAGACACATACTTATTTTGTATAACAGCTTGTATCATACTCTCTGCCCAAGGATGCTTAATCATCAGAGGTTCAGGGAGTTCGTCATGATTCCATAGTTCATCACACAACCTCCAGAAGTAATACTCTCTTGCCTTATTACTTTTATGGTTAGCTAACCCATACAACAAACCTGTTATTGTGTTTGTTGCATCAATACTCATCCCACCTACATCCATCTTAGATGTCTTCTCATCTATCCGTGGTTCATATATTCGTAAGGTCTGCGTCATTTAATTTGAAAGCTATGTAAATATATAGTATATATTAAGTGCTTTGGCTTATAAATCTAAAAAATCTAAGCTGCTTAAACATGCTCTCGAAATGTACGAGCAGCAATATAAACTTGTTACTATTGCGAAGGAGTTAGGAATCAATGTATCTACTCTCCGTAGATGGTTAAGGGATGAGGGTGCAAAACCAAAAAAAGATCCTCATGCAAATAACCCATCTCTGAAAGAAGTAGAAGAAGTAAAAGAAAATAAAGATCCTTTACAAGCAACACTTGATGATAACCTAGAAGGTAAAACAGATGAGGCTATAAAAGAAGCTAAACTGGAAGCTCGTATAGATGAGGACAAGAAACTTATGGAGATTGCTCAATCACAATCATCTCCAGCAGAAAAGTATCAATCTTATGTAGCTGCCTCCGCTATAAAACTTCTGCGGGACAGTATGAAAAACCTTAGAGGACCACGTACAGTTAAAGAACTGTCTGAGCTAGATCAGTTAATACGTAGGAATTTAGGTTTGAATGCACGTACAGCAGGGGGTTCAGGCAAGTTGCAGATAGACATTAGTATTTTAAATAACGCAAAGGCAGACCGTGGTGATGGTGCTGTTAAAATAAACAAAGATAAAATAATAGATGTTGAGCCAGACGATGATAAATCCTGAAACAAAAGAAGACTTAGATAAACCTGTACTTCTATTTAGTGGTTTAGAAGATGCTTACATAGGCACGGTAGAACAGTATGGCAGACCACCTGTTGCTTGTTACTCAAAGCAAATGACAATAGATTTACTACAAAAAAATTATAACCTTACAAAGCAACAAGCTTATGAAAGGTATGAATATGAATACCTACAAACAAACTTTTGGGAGGGTACGCCATGTTTCTTAGACGATCTATCGGAGTAATGTTTGAAGACAGGAAGGTTGAAGAAAACCCCTGTGTCATGGTACGTAAAGAAATGGGTAAAGACTTTACCTATATTGTAGAACGTAGGTCTGGTACTTATTACAGAGTAATACCTAACTCAGCAAAAGAAGTATTTTATATACAGATGCTTGTCCCAAACGTAGATGCCTTAATTCCAGAAGAAGGAGATGGCGTAATACTTTCTGCTAAAGCTATAGAACATTGTGATTATAGGAGTTGATAACGGACTCAACGGTGGGTTAGTCGCCATATCAAAACAAACAGGAGCTGTCATTGATAAGACAGTGATGCCTACACTTCATCGTTGTAAGAAACGAGAAACCGATACTCGTAAAGTATATGAATGGGTGATGGCACTTGAATCAGATTTTATCTTTGCTATCGAAGAGCCATTGCACCATGCAAAGAGTTCACAAGCTGTTCGATCTATGGCAATATCATTTGGTAAATTATTAGGACTAGCTGAAAGTAGGCAGTGGGATGTACAATGCGTCAAAGTACGTAACTGGCAAAAGGCTATGTTAGGTCACTTGGCTCCACCGTATGATACAAAGAAAGCTGCATTAGGAGTGGCTAATATGTTAGCTCCTGAAGAATGTTGGTTAAAAAGTAAACGCTGTTCTAAACCTCACGATGGTATGGTAGACGCTTTTCTGATAGCTAGATACATACGGAAAGGTCACGCTTTAGTAGGGTATGATAAATTGTAAAAAGTTTTCCTTGCCTTCAATTCAAGTTCTTTTACTATGTCTTAAATGAAAAACCTATTCCCCGCTCAGTCCAAAGTGGCTGACTTCTTTGAAGAAAAACTAAGAGAAAATAAAAACACTCTAGATTCTAGCTCTGTTGGTACTGGAAAAACAGTAGTAGCAGCCCATTTAGCTTTACGTTTAGATCGTCCTGTAGCTGTCATGTGTCCTAAAGCAGTGATCCCTTCATGGGAAAGAGAGCTAAAGGAAGTGGGTATTGATCCTATATTCGTACTTAATTTTGAAAAGGTAAGGACTGGTAATACGCCACATATGTCTAAGAGGGGTAAAAAGATAATGAACTGGAAAGTCCCTAAGAACACTTTGTTTTTAGTAGATGAGATACATAAATGCAAAGGTCCATATACACAAAATGCACAGCTTATTATAAGCCTAGTTAAACAAGGGTTTCTAGTACATGGGATGTCAGCAACAGCGTGTGAAGATCCTACAGAGATGAGGTCTATCGGTTATATGTTAGGGCTACATAGCCTAGCTAAAACAGAAAATGGTTTATATAACTGGTTCAGTTGGATGAAAGCTAATGGGTGTTACCAAGATGAGTGGAATGGTTGGCACTTAGGAGCAAAGAGTAACCTCAAAAAGATACACGAAAAGATCTATGGTGTTATGGGGGCTAAGTTAACTGTAGCAGATTTCCCTGATTCATTCAGAAATAACAGGGTTTTCATAGAGCCTATGGAATTTGCTGATTCTAAGAAGATCATAAAGACTTATGAAAAGTTAGGGCTAACACCGCAAATAATAACAGAACTTATCGAAAATGGTTCTGTTGGAAATAGTGACCATGTGATCGTTAACATCCTACGTGCAAGACAACTAACAGAAGCTATGAAAGTTCCTGATTTAGTTGCATACGCACAAGACTTAGAAGAACAAGGTAACTCTGTGGTGTTGTTTGTTAACTTCAGAGACACTGTAGTAACACTATGTGATCAACTGGAATGCAAAGCTATAGAGGGGGGTCAGACAGTAGAAGAACGACAAGCAATCGTAGACGAATTTCAAAATGATGAATCAACTATTGTGGTTGCTAACATTGCAGCAGGGGGTACTGGACTATCATTACACGATTGTAATGGGGATAGACCAAGAGTTAGTTTGATATGTCCTTCTTTCAATGCTAAAGACTACCTCCAAACTTTAGGACGTATCCACCGTAATGGTGCAAAGTCTGACGCTATACAAAAAGTTTTAGTTACATCAGGGTCTATAGAAGAAAATGTTATAGACTCTATTGAAAGAAAAATAAATAACCTAACAGAGTTACATGGAGTCTAGTACCCCCGACCATAGCAGCAGAGGACACGCTCCTTTCTCGCCATCAAGTCTCAAGTACGTAGCAGGTTGTTCTGGTTACGAAGGACGATCAGGTACAAACGCTGCTGCTGAAAAAGGTACTCGTATCCACGAAGCCTTAGAAGTTCGTGATCCCTCTGCCCTGCACGATGAAGACGAAGTCATGATCTATGAAGCAATCGTCAAGCAAGAGGATGAGTATACCAAGAATTATGCTAAAGGGCAGGAGTACAAGGAAGAGAATGAGATCTTACTAGATGTTGATCTTGACTCTACAAAAACGTGGGGAACTTGCGATAGACTACTTACATTTGGTAATAGAGCCATACTAGCAGATTACAAAACAGGGGTCAGTGAAATAGACCCACCTAGAAGTAACTGGCAAGCAAGGGCTTACACGGTTGGAGCTTTTCAAAAATATCCAGAGCTTGATGAAATCACTTTTGTGTTCTATATACCTGTACGCAATGAAGTACTGGAAGGAACATTTACACGAGAGGAATTGCCCTTATTGGTTAAGCAACTAGCCGACGTAATACGAAATGGGGAGAAAGTGCGCCCTCAATGGGATGGTGGTTTCCCAGAAGCAGACGCACTTTCTCCTTCGGTTAACTGCCGATTCTGTAAACACGAAGAGTATTGCCCTTCACTTGGTGGTTTAGCAGTTGAAATAGTACAACGTATATCAGGAGATAATTTACCTAAAGAAAATATAGAAGATCCTACAGACCCTAACACAGTAGAGCATCTTTATATCGTAGCTAAAGTTGTAGAGAATTGGGCAAAGAGGGTAAAAGAAAAAGCTGTTGCACTAGCTAAAGATGGAATGGAGTTTCAGAACTTGAAACTTAGATCTATGGGAGCAACTCGTAAGTGTACTGACAACATAAAGCTCGTCGAAATAGCAAAAGAGTACGATTTAGAGCAAGAAGATTTACTTAATTTGATTAGTATTCCACTTAAAAAAGTAGCTAATGCTGTAGGGGATAATGCTCCTAAAGGAGAAAAAGGAGAAAAATCAAGATCTTTTCTTGACGCTGTTGAAAACAATGGCATTATAGAAACGTCAGAGGAAAGGTTTACCCTTTCTTAAAACTAAAATAAAACTAAGACCAAAACCAAAACTAAGACCATGCCCAAGACTAAATTAGTAGAAGCTAAAAAAGAAGAACTCGCAGCTCCAGTAGCTGCTCCAAGGCTTGCGATATCAGCAGAAGATATCGAGATTCCAAGACTCAATGTTATACAAGGATCTTCGGAAATCGATGGTGACGAGGGTGCGCTCGTTATCAATAGAACCCACACTATTATGCCAACAGGAGGATCGCTTTCAGTTATCCCAATCACAGCAATAAAAGGGTGGGCAGAAAACGTACCTTTTGGTTCAAACGAAGTAGCGAGAGTTGCTTACACCGCAGATGAGAAACAAGCAATAGCAGAGGATTCGGACTTCGGTACGATTGAGTTTGCTGATGTTACACTTCTTATCCCTGAACCAGAGGATATCGGAGAGGACGCTGCCGACGCATTCCCTTTCCCCATAGGAGAAACCTCTTATGCGATGGGTAAAATCCATGTACGTAAAGCAGCATACCGAAATACGTTCAAGAGACTTGGACTATTTCAAGCGATGAATCCAGATGCTCCACTGTGTGCAAAACACTGGAAGTTTCAGGCTGATCAAGCTACAGCTAACAGAGTCAGTTGGTATATACCACAAATGACTGTAACTAAGGTTGATACCGATCCACAAGTTGTTGATTTCGTATCTAGAATTATACCTGCATAATTATGGGAGATATTACTATAGACGAAAAACTAAGTCACCTTGAAGGTGAGCTTGAACAAATAAGCAAAATCAGAAAAGAAATTTTTTCTAAAATAGAAGAACTTGAATTATCTGATGCAAAGATGTTGGCAACATCCGAGGCTTTTGAAGCTCAGATCAAAACCTTAAAGGAGCTAAAGGCATCTCAGCCTGAACTAATATAAATCTCGTAAGCGGTAGGAGTTCCGCAACACGAAATGGGGGAGTCCACCTACGTGTCATAGGTTTTCACGTAGGTGGGCAACTCATCGCAAATTATGAATACAATCGCTATTGATTTTGAAAGTTACTACGACAAAGATTGTTCGGTAAAATTCCTTGGACTACTAGGCTACTTCAGCCATACCGACTTCGATGCCTACAGAGTTAGTGCTGTAGGGGATGAAGGGACAAATTTCGTTGGTTGTCCCAAAGAAGAATTTGATTGGAGTGTTATAGAAAATAACAGAGTCCTATCACACAACGCACAATTTGATGAAACACTTTATTTGTATGGAGTTGATAAAGGGTGGTGGAAAAAATATGAGTATGCTGAATGGGTGTGTACCGCAGACTTAGCAGCATATTCTGGGTTACCTAGATCTTTGAAGGGGGCTACCACCACCCTGTACAATTTAGAAGTCGATAAATCTACAAGGGATAACATGTCAGGTAAACGATGGGAGGACATGACTAAAGAGTTCCAAGATGAAGTTGATGAGTACGCTCTCAAGGACTCAGAACTTTGTTTAAAGCTATGGCAAGACTTAGAAAGTGATTGGCCTCAAATGGAGCGGGATATTAGTTTGATGAATAGAAGGTGTGTGCAAAGAGGTATTCCAATTAATACTAACCTACTTAAAAAATCTTTAGTAACGATCAATGAAAGACTTTTTGAAGCAGAGAACTCTATTCCTTGGATTGATGATAGACCCATACTATCTAGGCAAGCATTTAACGATGAGTGTAAAAAAGAAGGTCTAGAACCTCCTGCAAGTTTAGCTCTTACAGATGAAGATGCTAATAAGTGGATAAAAGAAAATGAGGGCAAGTATAAATGGATTTCTGCGGTACGTGATTACAGAAGGATCAACTCACTTAAAAGAAAGTTAGAAGCTTTTGAATACGCTACGATGGGTGATAAACGATACTACGGAGGTATCTTATATCATGGAGCGCATACAGGTAGATTTAGTGGTAGTGGTGGTAACTTAAATTTACAGAACCTACCTAGAGGAGAAATGTTTGGGGTCAACTTACGTAGTTTGATATCTCCAAAGAAGGGTAGGAAGTTAGTCGTCGTAGACTTATCACAAATTGAAGTTAGAACTTTATGTTGGTTAGCGGAAGATCAAGACTCCTTAGATGAAATAAAAGCAAGTGACGATATCTACGAAGCCTTTGCTATCAGGTTTGATAAATGGGACAAATCAAAAGGGGTGTTAAAAGATGAAGACCCTTCACTAAGACACCTAGTTAAAACTATGGTCCTTGGTTGTGGTTACTCTGTATCAGCAGGTAAGTTTGCTTTGATATCGGGTATGGATGAAGACGAAGCTGTCAAGGCTGTAAAGCTATATAGAACAAAAATGAAACGAGTTGTGGCTCTTTGGAACAAACTACAAAGAAAGTTGCATGTAGCATATTCATTAGGAGATGATTTTAGCATTGAACTACCATCTGGACGTAGTTTGGACTACGGTAAGATACAAACTGCCATGCAATTTGGTAGGAGGAACTACATAGCTTTGATTGCTAAAGGAGCTAAAAAGATTCCTGTAAAACTATACGGAGGACTTTTAACAGAAAATGCATCTCAAGCACTTGCAAGGGACATATTTTCTGATATACTCACCCGCCTCGAAAATAGAGGGATGGAAATTATTTTCCACGTACATGACGAAGTTGTCATAGAAGTGGATGAGAAAGATGCAGAGGAAACTTTGGATCTTGTCATAGAAGAAATGAGAACCCCACCAGAGTGGTTACCCGATATCCCCCTAGATGCCGAAGGTAAAGTTCTGGATAAATACGAAAAATAACATGCACCATTATAGATACTTAAAAAACCTATCAGACCACCACACTAACACTTGCGAAACACTTACAACATTTAATAAAACTCCGAAGAAGTTTACAGATAAAGAAAAGCGTAGGGCATGGATGAACCATCCAGATACAGATTACGTATTTTATTCTCTGAATGAAGGAACAATAGCCTCTACAAGAATATCTAAAAGGGGTGGTAACAAAGTAGAAGCAATGTATGGCTTCGTTGTTGAGTATGATAACATTGACCCTGATTGGGATAAGGTAGTAGAAGAAGTACTTTCTAAATGTGGACCCTTCCCACCAACTGTTATAACTAGAACTCCTTCTGGTGGTATCAGACTTATATGGGAGTTTGAAGGAAAGCTGCTGATAGACTACAGAATGTTTAACGCTTTTGTCAAAGCACTAGCAGACAAGTTAAGAGTAAGGCGTATGTTTGCAGGTTTCGATGAGTCTTGTTTGGATGCAGCTAAGTATTGGTTTCTAGGTGAGATTATTCACGTTACTGGAAAAAGACTAAAGAAAGACTTTTATAAAAAGCTATTAATAAAAACTAGTATCAAACACCCACCACAAGCTCCGACTGCTTTAAGTATCCCACTAGAGGTTATTGAAAAAGAAGTACGTGAGAACGAGAAATACAAAGGTAGATGGACTTCAGGCTTTAATGTAGGGGATAGAGGACCATTGTTCTGGATAGATGATGGTATAGAAAGAGATGGTTGTCAGGTGACTCTAGATGGGATGGTCTGTTACTCAGATAGGGCAGGTAAAGGTTTCTTAACTTGGAAAGAAATATTTGGGCAGACCTTTGTAGATGAATATGAGAATGCAAAACTAGACCATCTAGTAGATAAATATTGGTTTACAGGTAAAGCTTTCTACACTTTCATCAACGGAAAAGCATGTACCTTAGATAAAGATCAACTTAAACTAGAACTGAGGCAAGCAGGTTTTAGGACAACAAGGAACGGGCAACCACTAACCGAAGTAGAAAACGCTATCTTAATAATTCAACAAAATAGTAGAATAGATGAAGTAGCCCCCATCATATTTGATGAAAGAAGGATAGTAGAGTCAGGGCCAAATAAGATTTTAAATACCAGTACACTTAAAGCAGTACAACCTGCGGGGGACGCTGACAAAAATAAATGGAAGTTTATAGATACATGGCTAACTCAATTCTTTAAAGACAAAGAATCTCTCGATTATTTTTATGGGTGGTTACAAAGAATCTATTCCGCTGTCTACGAAAAAGAGTCTAAACAAGGACACGCACTTATATTGGTAGGACCAACAAACAAAGGTAAGTCTCTGTTATCTAACAAATTGATTGGTGGCTTACTTGGTGGGTTTGCTGATGCTTCAGATTACCTTAGTGGTGATAGTAAGTTTAACAAAGAATTAGGTAGGGTAGCTGCTTGGGTTATTGATGATACAACTTCGGCTGCTTCTTTTGCAGAACAACGTAGAGCCACTGAGCTAATTAAAAAAGCAACTGCTAACCCAAGAATTGAGTACCAAGCAAAGTTTGAAGACACTATAACTATTAGTTGGGCAGGTCGGGTAATCATGTCTTTAAACATGGACCCTACCAGTTTATCAGTTATACCTGCTTTGGACTCTAGTAACAGAGATAAAATACTAGCCTTACGTATTTCCGATAAGGCAGAAAGTAACTTTGCTAAACTATTAGGAGTCGAAGAAGCCAGTAATACTATCATAGAATCAAAGATAGCTGAAGAGCTTCCATACTTTGCTCAATGGTTACTACACGAATTTAAAGTCCCTAAACACATAAAGGGTGACTCAAGATTTGGTATTAAATCTTTCATTGATCCTGAGATAGAAGAAGTTGCTTTTGCTAATTCAACAAGATCTATTTTAATAGAAACAGTAGAATTTTTTGTGCGTAAATTTAGAGAATACGATTCTACAAGAACTGTATGGAGAGGATCTGCTACAGACTTCATGTCCCTTGTAACAGAATTGAATGGTGGTAAACCATTAAATAACTTAACTGTGAATACAGAGTTTATGCGTCGCAGTATGCAGTCGCTAGAAGAAGCTTGCAAAGCTGATTCTACTATCAGACCAGTCACTTCTCAGTACAAGAAACACAACAAAATTTATTCCATTGATTTAGATACAAAATGGGATATAAGTGATCTTGATGACTAGAGATGAGATAAACGAATTCTGTGAAACAGTAGTCCCAAGTGAAGAGGTTATAGTCCCAGATGGGTTTGACGGTGCTTTTATTGGAGTCGCTTTAGATGAAGATCCTACAAGAGCTGTATATTCTATAGAAAGATGTATACAAATATTATCTGAAGAAATGAAACCAGATGAAGCCGAAGAATATTTTTGGGTTAATGTAGCAGGAGCAAGAGGTGAAGGGTATCCTATCTTTATATCTACACCTGAAGAAACTTATTGAAATAACGTAGGTGAGTTTAGATCACCTATATCAATATGTAGACCAGAGGTTTTATACACGAAGCCATCAGTATCTTTATCTCCTCTTTGTTTATACTCAGCTTCCTTCAATAGTTTTGTAGTAGGTAACCAACCTACAATCCAAACAACCATGAAATCCTTACGTACTCTGGTGAAAAAATAAACGTCGTTGTCTGGCATGAACTGCTTCTTGCAATTAACAGACGCAGAGTAATGAGGTTTTGGAGGGGTAGCACAAGACTTTGATTTAACTTCTATCTTCCTTTTTTTGTACTCAATATCATGTGTGTACACGGAGTCACCTACATACTTACTCCTCTTCAAATAGTTTTGTACTGCTATCTCTCCTAAGTATCCTGCCATACGCCCTAAACCCTGAGTAAATGAGTTAGGTAGCACTCCTAATTTACAAGAGCGTTTGTGAGCAATAACTAAGTCCTCGCTCGTGGGTCGGTAAACAACAAAGTTGTCCTCGACCTTAAATCGTTTTTTATTTCTAGCCAAATCAATCTTGGTTTATTCGTTTGAGGAATGCTTCCCATGCAGGGAAGAATATCTCCTCCATGCAACGGACAATCGCCTCTTGATCATAGTTCTCTAACCACCCTACACCACTTAGTAATAAACTAGCCTCCATCATCTCATGCCTTATGGTGTGTATGAGGGCTTTGCCTTTGAGAGTATTATTTATCTCAATAGTTTTCTTGTCGTGTAGATATAATCCGTAATCAGGGCTATCACCATTAAAGGGAACTAAAGCAAGCTTTACTCGTCTGCCAGCAATAGAAACTGTCTTTGGAAGTTCCACATTACCACCTTTCCACAAGCTCCGAATATAGTGTGATCCCCCCTGCTATAGCCGAGGCCATTCCTTGTTTACTATTTACAGCTAAATCCCAATCTTCTTTATTAGTCCCAAAAAATGGTTCTGCGATACAGGCGGGCATTGAGGTAGCCCGTAGAAAGTAAGCTCCTCTACTTCCTTTTTTACGTGGTTTAATTCCCCTGCTCCTAAACAACGGGAAAGAATCTTCAAAAGAATCCCTTAATGTACGGGCAAGTAATCTGCCTTTTTCAGAGGTATGCCAGTGTAACCATTCATGTCCTGTTGCTTTGGGTGTTGCTGCATTGAAGTGTAATTCAACGGCTGTATCTACACGGTCTTCATCTAGCTTCCTAGCTAACCACCGCATAGCAGTGACATAACTTCCACCTTTATAGGTGTGATAAATCTTATACGGTTGTTTTAATTCCTTGCCAATCATCTCGGCAAGCTCCGAATTGTAATCCCATTCAGTGACTCCAGTTACAGATGCTGCACCTGAGTCATTTGGTCGGCTGTGTCCCACGCAGATTGCTATCATTACCTATTATTATAGCACGTCTGTACGAAAAATCACTGTGGAACTTTTGACCCCTGCCCATGAGATTACCCTCTACAAAGGGATAATCGTAGCCTTTTATAAGGCTGATTGTAGGCGGATCATATATTGCGCTTTCGTTCAATCTGGAGTCGCCCGCTAAGTCGCTCAAGTTGCAGCTTGGCAGCAGGGCTACCATCAGCAGCAAGCTTATCAATTTTATCTTCCAAGTCATAAAGGTATCTGCGTTGTTTGCCTTTAGTGTAGTTCACATAAGCTTCTAACGCTAATACAATTATGCGGAAAAAATGCCTCACTTCTTTTTAGACAGTATAGACCAAATAACACCTACAAGAGTAACTGCTGCTGATACACCAGTGGTTACTTCCTCACCAGAAGCTAAACCATTTTGAGTCATAAACCCCCCACCGAAAGTAAGGATATGACGGATAATACCTAATATTGCTTGTTTGTTCATTTCTTTTTCTTAATTAAATTGTATAAAGTGATTATAGCTACAGTAATACCTAAGAGACCTCCAACAACTTGGATGCCCCATTGAATGACTTCCGCATACGGAATCGTGACTGCTATTAAAGAGCCAGTCACTCCTGTAACCCCTTTAGCTACTATTTCGCTATTGCTCATAAAGTGAGCAATATACCACAAATACAAACTCAATCAACAAACCCTATTAATCGGGCAAAACTATATCCTCGGTAGAATCTTCTACCTTCATAGTCTCTTGAAACTTAGTGAGTCCCTCTTTTTCGGTGGGTACAGTGTGACTGTCATTCACGTCACTAATCGTCCACCAGCCTTTTTCCCGAAGCTTTAAGTAGTCCCCATAGTCATGGCAAACTCTTTTGTCAGTATGCTCAGTAGCATTCCCATCAGCATCGGTACTTTGTTGAGGCACTGGATTATACATCCAGTGCGACTTGAAGTCCTCTTCGGATAGATCTAAGTCAGGCATTACTCTGACTTTTCTTCTTCTTTAGCCTCTTCAGGCTTTGGAGGTTCTTCTCCAGTTTGTTTAGCAATTTCTTTAGCTACAACAACAAGAGCTTCTGCACCATTCAACCCGACTTGTTTAGTCGTAATATCGAGTGCTTGGTAGATTATTTGAATAAATCCTTTGGGAATTTCTAATGTAACTTTTTCTTCCATAATACGTTTAGAATAGGCATATTTAAGGACTGTTCAAGTATTTTATTTAAATAAAAATATTTAAACGAAGGCAATCTCGTGTTCCGTTCCCGCACCATCTTGGAAGTACAGCTTGTTGTCCGACTTAGTGTAAATTTTACCAACGTCAGCCGTTGCAGTTGGTGTAGTAGTTTCAGCCATAGCCACCACTCCTGTTGATTTGATACCATCCGTTAATGTCTCGAATTTTGTCGAGTTGTTGTGCCTAATTTGAACCTTACCATCTTTATAGCAGACAATCGAAGTTTCCCCATATACACCGTCAGAATCATTGAATCCTAATGCTAAAGTACTTCCCGCAGAAATCTGAAGCTCATTTGGCCCTGTGTACGCAATACGTCCTCGAACATTGTTATGCCATAGCTTCAGGTCACGGTGAGTTCCTAGAGCCAGCAATGCATGGTCTGGGAATACTGTGCTTGGGGTATTATCTTGAGCCTCTATTCCCGTTGCAGTATACGATCCATCGAGATAGAAATAGGTCGCTACACCACCTGCCCCGTCATCTGACTGGAATATTATGTCTTTGGCATTAGCATTCTGCGTAATATAAAGATCGCCAGTCTGGTTACGAATCTTTGAGTCCGTTCCATCGTGGTGCAGAGTCATGTCTGCGTCAGGGCCGAAGGCTAAATATGAATCATCTGGAAATACTGTGTAAGGATCTCCACCTGATAACGATCCGTCTAAAAAGAAGTAGGTTTCTAAACCACCACTACCGTCGTCACATTGGAAAATGAGGTCTTTGTCATTAGTAGCTTGCTGGATATAAAGATCTCCTCCTTGGTTGTAGATGAAAGAGTTTGTTCCATTGTGGTGAATCTGCATATCAACGCCATTACCAAAACCAATTCTAGAATTGTCATACCAAAGAGTTATTAAATTAGTATACGCACTCCCATCGTGAGTCGCCAACGATCCCTGCATATCGAAATATGCAGTAGTACCTCCTGCTCCATCATCACAAACAAATCTTATACGTTTATCATCAGCACTATTTTGAATATAAAGATCACCTGTGGTGTTTTCAATATAACTTTGTGATCCATTGTGATATAAACGTAAATCACTTCCAGTACCTAATTCAACACGGTCGTTATCTGTCCATGTTGCTGTTCTATTAAAGACTGTTCCTCCGTAACTTCCATCTAAGTAGAAGTACGTAGTAACTCCGCCTGACCCGTCATCAGACTGAAAAATAATATCTTTATCATCAGCCGAATTTCTTATTATTGTGTCGCCTGTTGTATTATAAAGTTCAAAGTTTGTGCCAGTGTGGCGAACATACGCATCAGCATCGTGTCCGTAATAACTTGAAATGCTATCTAAGTGTAATAAGTTTTTGTGAATCTTAGTATATAAAGCACTTCCGTCTATTGTTATATAGGGTGCTGATCCTCCACTACCATCATCAGATTGGAAGATAATATCTTTATCGTTAGCAAAATTGCTTATATAAAGATCACCTGTGTAATTAAAAATCCTACCGTCAGTTCCGTTGTGGTCAATTCCTAAGTCGTTATCTGACCCGAAAGCTGCGGATATACTATCTAAAAAGGTGATTTGTTTAGAAGCTACTGAATAGCCTAACCCACCATCTAAACGGAAATATTCTGTAACTCCTCCAGAACCGTCATCACATTCAAACTTTATATCTGCGTCATCTGCATAATTTGTAAACTTTAAATTTCCTGTGTTATTAGCGACTAAAGTATTTGTACCATTATGGTGTATAGTGAAATCCTCCCCATCTCCAAAAGTAGCGTAGAGATTGTCATCCCACTTTACTTTTCGCTTCATTCTTATAGACGTTTGACTGCTATCTAAAATTATATAATCAGAAGCAGAACCAGATCCACCAGAGGCTTGTAACCTGACATCAGCATCGTCAACATTGTGGCTTATAATCAAAGCACCTGTGCCTGTTTGTTGTATGCGACTATTTGAACCATCGTGATAAATATCTAAATCGTTACTATCTCCAAACCTTGCACGTCCTCCATCAGCAAACATAGTATAACCTGTTCCCATGACGAGGTTTCCAGTTATCGTAGCTCCTGTTGAAGATGTCTCGAACTTTTTGGAACCACTATGGTACAGCTCAACTTTTTCACTGCTACCACCTTTGGCAGCGAGCATTGTGTTTCCGCTGTTTGAATCTCTTAAAAATATACTAGCATTATTTGATTCTATGAATAAATCTCCAGTTCCATTCTCTGAAATGTAACTATTATTGCCATCGTGTTGAATTGAAAGATCACTACTATTACCAAAAGTAGCTTTTATAGTATCTGTAAATTTAACATCCTTATCAAATTGAGTTAATCCTGCCGAACCATCTATAACAATGTATTGAGCTAATCCACCAGAGCCATCATCACATTGGAAGATAATGTCTTTATCGTCTGCTCCCTGTAGGAAGTACCAATCACCTGTATT